TACGGCCACCGTCGGCCTTGCTCAAGTCGGGGTTATAGATGTCGTATGTGCCCTCGTTGCCCGTCGCGCTCTTCACAGCGTTGGGATTGTAGGACACCACCTCAGACAACTCGCCGTCACGGTACTGCATCAGCCCGTCATAGCCTGCGGCACGGGCGCGGGACTCAACCTGCTTGCCAATGTAGCCCTTGTCCTCATAAGCCTTCTCAACCATGCGGAGGGCTTTGTCTTCATCCATCCCTAGCTTGGTCAACGCCTCAACCATCGGGTCGCCATGTGAGCCGTCAATGATCAGCGGGTTCTTTATCTGGGCGTAGACGGGAAGCATATTGCCGCCCTCTTGGCCGGGGAGGACGTTGCCCGCCTGCCGGTTGCGCAAGAACTGCTGACCCGTGTCAGCTTGGTAATCGCTGCGCAGCATCGCGGCAATCGCCTCATCGTTGGGCGAGCCGCTGTAGCCGCTTGCGTTGGCCGTGCTGGGCGTCAGGTACGTTCCAGATCCCAACGCACCATCCTTGCTAGGCTTGAGGCGGCGGATGGCCTCAACGCCTTTCCCGCCCTCAGTAGCGGTCGTGCCGTGATACAGGCGCATCGGCGCTTTGCTCGGCTCAAGGAACTTCTGGAGATTGGCCGCAGCTTCAGGCGCGGGCAGCACGTTATCGTTAAACAGCATCTTGACGCCAGCCTTGACGCCTTTAACAATCCCACCGCCAGCCATGTGCTGATCAATCATGTCATTCAGGCGGTTGTCGAAGTGGTGTTGATCAATCAGCTTGCCCACCCTAGCATCGAAGTCATCGACGGATCCACCTTCTTCGCTGGCCTCTACGACCCCGCCATCCTTCTGTCCCGTTAACTTTTTGATGCGGTCGCGGTAGCGGTTGACGTCGTCGATGTATTGGTCATCCACCAACTGGTGAGGGAAGACCTTCTGAATCGCCCCAGTAAAGTCAGATGGGCGTTGTGTCGTCGCGATGTGTTGCGCGGCGTCAGGAAAGCCAACTACAAAGGGCGTCAACACCTCTTGCGGGCCTTCAGCTTCGCCAAGGATGCGGTGGCTGTAAGTGTTGTGCGGGGTTCCTGCCGCCTCAACTTGAGCGCCGGGTTTTAGCTTGCCCGTCATCAGCCCGGTCATGTTGATTTCCATGTCGCGGAGGCGCGGCTCTGTAATAGCGTACTGGATGTCCAGCCCGTTCGGCAGTCCCAATGGCTGCGTCAGCGTTGGCGTCTTCATGCGGTTGTTAAACCACTTGCGCAGGGTGGTGTCGGTTTTCATCGCAGCAAGTGCGGCCTCTGGGTTGGCTATACCGGGCCAGTTCGGGAACCTCACGCGCTCACCCGTTATGGAGTCTTTGTACCCACCAGCAATGATGTTGTCGAATACGTTGAGTTTCTTTGGGTTAACATTTTGCCAATCAATCGCACGCAGGTTGGCGTCAGCAAAGTGCATGGCAAAGTTGTTGGACACCGGCCCCATCGCAAGGTGACTTCCAATGATGCGCTCAGGCTCAAACAGTTCCGACACGCGGTCAACCTTGCCCTGCACGTTTTTGGCGGGGCCAACGGTAGACTTCCAGAATTCTGGCTCAGGAAGGTGCTTCTGGCCCAATCCATAGTACGCACCGCCCTCCTGCACCGAGTCGATTGGAAGCCCGTTGACCTCCTCCAGCAACTTGTTGGACACAGTCTGGTCGCCGGGAAACGCTACCGTCACATCGCCCTTGCGCGGGGTGTACTGCACTTCCTTCGCCACCGTGCCAACGGGGGACAGCTTGTAGTCCAGCTTCTTGACCCGCTCGCTCTCCTTCATTGACCGCCCAGCAAGGTTCTTTGTGTCCTTGGGCTTTCCGCTAGTAACGTGTTCGCCAATCATCTGACGAGCCACGCGGTCAGCTTGCTGGTCAATGAAGTCAGGCGACAGACGGGCGCGAGGCAGAACCAAGGGCAACGCCTTGTCGCTCGGTGTCAATTCAGCGCGACGAGCCGCCTTGATTGTGCCCAAGCCACCTTTGATTATTTTGTCGAGTGCGCTCATGTCATCACGCCGTGTAAGGGTTCTCCCGCTTCGGGCGGGTGTATTCGTAGTCCTCGTCATCATCATAACGAGGCTCTGGATTGATGTCGAGAAAGCCCATGTCCTTCAGTAACCGAATCGCTTGCGTTGCGCTATCCACATAGTCGTCGTGCGTCGAGTCCGGGAACGCGCAGATCTGCGACAGGAAGCCCTCGCACCAGTCCTTGACGAAGCCCTTCCTGACACTGCTCTCCGGAAGCCACACCCGCTTGGTCGCGAAGATCGACGCCGTGATCTGGAGGCGCTGCATCTTGTCCGCGTGGCCGGGGTTGTATCCCCTGACAGGCAGGTGGGCCGCACGCAGTTCCTGAATCAGGGAGATCCCCGCCGCCTTGTCCTCGACCAGTATCAGGTCAGGGCGCTTGGCGTCCTTCCCCTCGCCATACGACACCTTCCACTCCTCCAGCACCTTGGGCTTGAGTTTGGGGAAGGACAGATGCTCAGCCCAGCAGTCGATGAGCAGCACGCTCATAGGCCCGTCCAGAGGCTTGTACGCGCCCCATGTCGTCATGGCCGTCGGGTCGTTGTACTCCTTGTCGCTGAAGGCGCAGTCGTAGGACTGGACGATGAAGTCGAAGCGCGGGAAGGGCTTGTCTGCTGGCCACAACTGGAACATCTCGCGGCTCACCACCTTGCCGTCCTCCAGATCGACCAGTTGGCCCATCACCTCCTGCTCGTACAGCTTCGACCCCTTGTACTGCTCCAACTGCCGCTTGAAGGTCGGCGCAAGGTTGGCCGCGTTGTCGTGCGTGGTGGCGCGGTCGATCACCACATCGTCGCCTTCCCGCCCGACGAGGTCGAGGATCAGGTCTTTCGGTCTCGGCGTCGTAGTGACAATGACCCTCGGTTGCTTGCCTAGCCGCAGGCCCATCATCATCATGTCCCACGCCTCTCCGGGGCCAAGGTACTGGAAGGCCGCGAGTTCGTCCGCCCAGCACCAGTGGAACTGCGGCCCCCGCAGCCGCTCGTAGGCGTCGGCGCTGATCCCCCGGATGATGGATCCGTTGCTCAGCCTGATCTGGTGGTCTTGCTTGTTGTAGTCCACGACCAGATCCTTGGGGATGCAGGCCAGCAGGCCAGACTGCCCCTCAAAGCAGGTGTGCTTGATGTCGTTAGACGTCGGGGCCAGTACCAGTCCCCGCGTCTCCGGGTGCGTCCAGCACCACCACCACAAAGCCTCAGCAGCGCTGCGGGTCTTGCCCGCCCCCCGGCCTGCCAGCATCATCCAGATCAGGTAGTCCTGCTCAAGCGGCGGCGGGACTTGATAACGGTGGGCGGTCGCCAACCATTTGGTGTGCGCCAGTATCGCAAGGCGCGAGTGCAAGGGCTGGCTGTCGAACGCCTTTGCCATCTCCGCATCAAGGAACTGGCCTAAACCACTAGATGTAGTGTCAGTGTCGGTTAAAACCCGTGTTTTGGGAGACTTGCCACTACCGGTAGTGGTTTCAGCCAACACGCTTGGTCATTTCCATGTTGCGGATGAGGTCGAAAAGTGCTTCAGACCTTGCATCCGCCGTCAGGATTGGTGCCGCCCCGTCCACCCCGTGCAGGCCAACCCTGTCCCCGTACTTGCTGGGATGGAACTTGGCCAGCAGCTTCAGACGGGTCTCTACCTGCAAGCGGCGGGCGTTGACGTCGTCAGAACGCACCACAGAGCGCACCAGCGCCCCTGTAGCGGGGTTCTCAGCCTCAGTCACCCTCTCTGTCATCGTCTGCGTGTCCGCGATGTACAGGCACTCCTCAGCGATGGCGTCGTAGCCAATATCCCTCGCACGCGAGATGGCTGCGGAAAGAGCGTCGTCGCGCCCCATCCAATCGTAAACCGTCCTCCACGCAGGGAAGCCTTCGTTCTCTCTACATATCTGTCTAAGTGGTATTCCCTCACTCAACTGCTCACAGATGATGCGTGCTATCTCAGGGTCGTACTTTGAGGGGCGTCCAGTCTTCTTGGGCGCTACAGGGTTCTTTTTGGGCGCGAGGCTACCCTCGTTACCCTCTGCGGGCTTGGGTGTCTTGGCGGGCCTCTTAGGCGCGTCCTTGATGGTTTTCGGCATTACCCGCAGTCCCTTGAGTAGGAAGGTGGGGGCTGCGCGTGATTGTCTAGATCAATCCCTCGCGTCGAGTCAAACGACTGCGATGCAGCCCCCGAAATAGGACTGTAGCACCTAGCGTGAGGTCGCGTGCAACTATTTCACAACCGCACCCTTTTGTTGCTGTAACCGTTTCGGTTCAGGTTCGACGTCGCTTCTCACAACCTTCGGATTCTGGTCTGCTGGTAGTCCCGTTCGATCTGCTCCTTGCTGATTCCCAAATTGACGAACCGGGTGTGCTTTTGGTCTGGAGGTATCAGCTTCGGGGGGTAAAGCCATGACGGCATCGCGTCTGTGCTTAGCTGCATTTTAGATTGCTTTCTCTTTGGCATTTCAGTTCCTTGTTATTTTCCCGTAATCCAACTCGGTTGCTTTCTTTCCAGACACGCTTGGCAGCGCCACGATTTGATCCTCCCGCCTCGACCCTTGGAAACTAGCTTCACGCCCTCAGTAATCTGGCATGACCCGCAGAGGCCCGGCTTCCTTTCTTTCGGTTCTTTATTCATTACCATGCTCCCGTAAATATTCCAACCACGACCACTCCCGCTCCGGTCAAGATTCCCTGCGCCCACATCCAAGTTTTCCACATGAGGAAGTCTTTCTCCGTGTACACGCAGCACTCGCCCTGCACTGCATTTTTTTTAGTCATGTGAACAGAGAAAGATAACTTATGATTGTTAGGCACAGGACAAACATCAGCCACAACGCCCAATCGGGCCACGGGTTCACTTGTCCCCCTCGCGTATGGGGGCGCTCTCGTTCAGGGTGGGGGCGCTCATACCGGAGTCACCGGCTGGCAGAACTTGCGGATCATGTCTTTGTAGCAAGTCATGCAGTAATCCCCCTCTAACTTGCCGCCATCCCACAAAGACACGCACCCGTTCTTGGTAACTCCGTGGATCGGGCAGTTGTACTCAAATGTCTGCACCATAGAACCGCTCACGGCAAACGTGGGGTTCTTATCCAGAGTCGCAGCATCGGGGCGCTTTTGTTCGGGTTGGTCGTAAGGCCAGACGTTAGGTCTCATGATTTCTCCTGTTGCTGTTGTGTGGTGTGGTGGCGCTTCCCATAACCGTACCCAATATAAAAACCCCAAAGCAGACAAAAAATCTGCGAGGTAAGGAGCGCCCAAAAGTTAAGATCGGTCAGCACTTGGGTTTCTCCCCTGCGTCATAAGACCGCTTCGTGAAGCCGCGCCATTCTATGTCCTGCTTCAATGACGGCCAGCCGATATCGTTGTTGTCCCAAGACGTCCCGATCCAAAAGTACCTGAGATTGCAGCATCTACATTCGTACCAGCCTTTTCGCACCGGCTTAGTGTCGGGCGGATACCACGGTGTAAGTTTCATGGTTGCTCCCCTTTCATATCGCGGCTATCAAGGAACGATCCTAGCTTCTTGACCCACTCGCCCATATCCTCGCCCTGCTCGCCGCTTTCGACGTAGCGCCACTGGCTGTGCCGTCCATCGGAAAGATACTCACGCAACTCGCGCAGCATCGCCATCGCTCCTACTTCCACTGACAGCGATTTGATCGCGTTTTTAATGGTGTGAACGTGAAGCCTCCACCCCTTATCTTCGCAAGCGCCCAATGCGGCCCGAAGACGCATTATAAGTTCTGCTCTTTCGCCAATCGCTGCCGTTGCGGATCGCGCCGCGCCGCGCATTCCGTCGATCACATCATGCAGGTTTGCGATTGCTGTTTGGTGGACAATCAGCTTTTTCAGCAACACATCCTTTTCATGCTCGGCCCTCTCCGCCCTGCCCTTGTACTGCGGCAGGAGGCGCTGCTTGAGGTCGGCAAGTTCGGCAACAGCAGAGCAACTGCCCGGTGTCGGACAGCCCCTCGGCTCAACCGTTGCCCTGTGCTTGGCAATCAACTCTCTGTTCTCCTCTCGCCGCGTTAACCGCTCCCCTTCTTCGTCGTTATCCACCATTCTTCTCCTCATCACCAATCTTCACAGACTCCAAAAACTCCGCCAACAAATAGACACAGGGCAATATCAAGTCGCGGCAGATCGAATCGTGTACATCAGACTCAGTTTTGCCTACGGTTTGCGCGTAGATTTTCAACGCACCGAGTCGCTCGCTAACCAGCATATCAAGGTGGTCGAAGTCGAGACGTTTCACTTTTGCAATGTTTTCGTATTCCATCATTTGTTCCTTTTTAAGGCACGATAAATGGTCGATAAAGCAATGCCCGCTTTCTTGGCGGCAGCGTAGGGAGTCATGCCTCGCGCAATTAATTTCAGCGCCTTGAGGGTGTCGCCTGAGATCTTTCCTGTCATGTCAAGAATCCTTGGCAAGTGCGGCGCGGGCAGCAACAGCACGCCGTCCCAACTGGAACGCCCCGCTGCCGTCGTCGATGCATTGCAGGATTGACTGCAACGCCTCCCGCAGCCGTTCGATTTCGGAGCGCAGTCTGATAATTTCATCGCCCGCTTGGTTAATCGTTAATTCTGTTTTTTTGTGGACGCTGTTCATAGTCAAATCTCCTTGGTAGTGAATGAGGTTTGCTCTTCAAGCCAGACCTTTGCGTCGCACTCGGATGCGCCGATCAAGCAGACCTTGCGGGATCCGATATAGCCATTCCAGTTGCCCCAGACGTTCTGCTTGATGCGCGGGGTGCCACGCAGGTTCGTGGGGTGGCGGTTGACCGCGTTGGCGACCTCTGGGAAGTTGAACTTCATGACTTCTTTGCAATTACGTTGCGTTCTTTTTCGGTGAACCCGCGCCACTCCAATACGTTCACGATGGTGCCGTGTTCACGCGACATTGATTTGTCATGCTTGCGAATCAGTCGCTTTGCTGCGGATATGCAGTCAGAGTAGTGAACAGTGCCGTCACCAAACATAACCAGCATATCGTCATCGCTATTGCATCCCTTCTCAATGATCGTTTTTGTTTGCATGATCACTCTCCTAATTTGCTTGCTTGTTGCTGGGTTCAACAACGCACATATCCCACCCCTTGGAAACACCGTAACCTTCCTTAGTAAACCTGATCTCTTGATTGCAGCCGGTCTGGTACTTCACCCAGATGCTGTGTTCAGAGGTGCGTGTCACGATGGCATCAGTGCGCTCTGTAATTACGTTCCAAGTGTTGCCGCAATAAACAATCACTGCGAGATCGTTTGCTTTCAGGTCTTGAGTGTTCATTTGGATCTCCTGTGCTGCGTTGGTATGAGTGAAGTATATAGCAAGTTGCTACACGCACAAGCGTTATTTTGACTGTATGACATATCGAAACTTAGCCGCACCCCGTGGGGCGCAGGAGGCGGGGTACTAGGCTTTGGCTGCGGCCCGAGCGAGTGCCGCGTCGTGCTCCTTGATGCACTTCTTGCAGGTCACCTGCGACCAGTCTTTCGTGTAGTTGCCATTGAGTGCGCCCATCGCGCTCGACGCGCAGTACTTGCCGCCCCGGAACGTGGTGCTGAACCCGTGGAGCAGGGTCTGCTTGCTGCCTTGATCGTCTTCGGCGACCGGGCGGAGTTCACGCGCCACGAACTTCGCTTTGCGCTCGGCAAGCCACTCGACGTACTGCTGAACCTGCGCGGCTTGCGCGAGGATGCGGTCGGCCTTTTTCGCGTTGAGGTCGGCGATCAACTCGTCGAGCGTCGTGGCGCGGCTCGCCTGCGCCGACATCTGGCGCGGCTCACCGTTGGCGCGAGTGATCGACTTGCTGAACCACTTGATCTCGCCGTTACCGTAGACGGAGTTGAATGTCACCTCGTCACGCGAGAGAACGACCGGCGCGGTTTGGTTGTAGCCGCGACGATCCATCGAACGCTCGCTTGCGTAGATGAAGTTGCGCTCGGCGCGGGTCGCCTTCTCGGAGTCGCGCAGGGACTGGATGAACTCGTTGTTGTTGCGGATCGCGCCCTCGATGAGGTCGGTCGATTGCTCGTACGGGAGGTGACGCGAGCCGGGGCACGTTCCCGCGAAGAAGCCCCACTGCTTCGTGTAACCGTGAAGCGAGAGGAATCCCCCACCCGGAAGTTTTTGGGTGTGACCGCAGAGTTGACATTCACCGTAGTGGGTGGCGGCGAACTTAGTGGTGGTCTTTGTCATGGTGATCTCCTAGTTGCGTTGGTATGAGTGAAGTATATAGCAACTTGCTACATACGCAAGACCTATTTAAGCCTGTATGACATATTGGAACGCTAGGCAAAAAGATCAATCAAATCAATACAAACGCAAGCGCAGACAGGGCGCTATTTGCACAAGTCATAGCTTTTTAGCCACCGACTCATTTCCGCAATCGAAGCGTTGACTCTCCTCTCGTACCGCCCAAGCCGCATCCGTCTATAGCGATTGAAGATCTTCGCTGGGGTGAACCGGACGCACTCGCGGCGCATGAACCAGACACCGCCGTCCTCCTCGCGCACCATCAGGACGATGGTGGTAGGCGACCACTCCCCGCCCGTAACGTGCGCGGCCCTCAAGGGGTCGAAAAACTTGAAGCTGGCCGGGGATGCCGTAGGAACCCAAGTCACTTTCTTGATGAAGGGATGTGGCTTTTTCATTTCTGTTTTCCTGTTGTTTGGGGGAGCGGCGGGGAGTTGAACCCCTCCATGTTTTCTGTTTCCTTGCAAGGATTGCCCACCTTGCTCCAACCTACGATCCCCGCACCGTGAAGACCGCCCCATATCAACTACAACGCGCCCGGTTCCTTGTTTTTCAAAAATAGTTTGGCTTCGATGGCTTTGGCAAAGTAAACAGTCCAATCGCGATCACTAATAACATTGTCTGGAACGCCGTTTTCAATCTCAAAAATTTCTTGGTATGTCAGCCCCACCCATTCTTTTTTCTGGTAAAACCCTGCCGCGTTCAGCACCTCAACAAGGTTGGGGCCGCAGATTTTTGTGGGCCATGTTGGGACGGGGAAACGCATTTCTCCCGTCCCGTCATACACAGTCTGCGTTGCGTTTGGATCGCTCATGGTTTTACCTTTTCTAATAGGTAGCGAAGTACGTCCCCTGCGGGGCCAAGATCGTAAGTCTTCATAAGCATTAGTTCGTGTTGGGCATCAGCTTCAAGATGCTCCGCTTTTCGACGTTCGCTGGCGCGTTCGTTCCCAAGACGGCTGGCTTCCTGCCGTTCAGATTTCGTACTCATTTCTTCACCCTCCTAACTTTGAGTACTCTAGGCACCCACCGAAACTTGTCTGGCAACGGCTCTTTCAATTTGGCTACGCGATTGACAGGGTGACCTACCCACCGAGTCCCCAACCATTCGATGGCTGCTTCTAGCTTTTCTGCGGTCGTCATTGGGCTTCCTCCACCGTGATTCGATACTTACGGCCATTTTTGTCTTCAACCAAAATAGTTTTCTTGGTGCTGACAAACGCGCCCGATTGGGTCAGGTCGTACTTGGGGCGGCTCACGCTGGCAATCAACTTCTCAGTGTCGTTGGCCTTCAAATTGCCTACGACGGCGTGCGCGATGTAGTCGCAGTAGGCAATATAGGACTTAGGCATAACGTCAAAGAACTTGCTGACGACAGTGTTCATGGTGTCAAAATGTGTCATGGTGTTTTCCTTAGTCGTTGAGTTGTGCTGCGATTTCGGACTCAATGCGGTTCGATTCCGATTCGGTTAGCTTGCGCTCCAGCCACGGGGCGGGGCGTCCACGGCGGTCGCATACCACCCACTCGCTCTCGCTGTAGCCGTGGTAGTCGAGGTCGCTGGCGGCGTTGCGGCTGGACGAGCCACGCACGCGGGTGAAGCTGGTCACGCCAACGACGCACGGGATCCCGGCAACGCGGGTTTCGATTTCTGCGATGAAATTCACATCGCCCCCTTGGCAAGGATTTCTTGCAGGCCAGCCAGCAGTTGTTCTGCCTCGGCGCGGGTCAAGCTGATGTAGGTGCTGCCGTGACGGTGCATCATGCTGACCCACGCGCCGCCGTCGTCCCATTCCGAAATGCTGAGGGCGCCGTCCCCGGCTGTTTTAATAACGGTCTCAATCTCGTTTTTCATTTCGCTTTCCTTCGCTGTTCTGCTGCTTGATTGCAGCCAGTGGTGTAACTTTATCTTAAACTGTTAGGGGATGTCAACCCCCCCCCCTACAAATATTTATTGCCCTCTGTTTTTGCCCAGTACCCGTAGACCATCTTGTGGGTGCAGTCCCAGATGTCGTTTGCCACACCGTCAATCACCGCAACGAAGTGACGGGCCTGCTTGGCTATGACCACACCCGCTGGCATATCACTGCAACGCGCCTTGCGGCCCTCAAACTGCGGGGCCTTCATCCAGAACCAGCCGTGACGCTTCAGAACCTCGGTGTAGACATCCTTCATCACCCCGTTGCGGGCAGACTTTGCGCGACCGTTGTCGGCGTTAGCTTGGGCCAGTTCCTTGTATACGGCGCTGTAGTCGAGGCGCAATGCGATTGTCATTGCGCGAGCGCCACAGTCGCCTGCTGTGCCCTTGAAGCCTGCGGCCTTGCGGCCTCCGTCGTTGTATTGATATTTCATTTCGCTTTCCTTTCGCTTTTGGTTGGGTTTTTCCTAAGCCCCGCGTGGCAGGGGAATCAGGCTGTTGCCTTGGCGATAGCCGCACGGGCTTGCTTACGCACCGCACTGATGTCATCTGCTGCACCGTCATCCTGTAGCAGAGCGACGAGCGCGGCAAGCAGATCAGGCGCGGCAGATATCAGATTGGCATCGGCGCTGTTATCAGTCACTGCGACTTTGCAGTGAGGATTATTTGAGTGATACACGATGTATTTACTCATCGCTACTGCAACACGCCATGGCTTTTTCGGACTCATGCCTGTCTCCTCGGTTAGTGGTGTAACTTTATCTTAAACGATTAGGGGGTGTCAACCCCCTTTTGAAAATATTTATTACACCAATTTCGGGCGCTGGATGACTGTCTGGTTTACGCCGTTGTAGACGGCATGGTCTTTGATCATCGCCTCGACCGTGACGGTCTCGCCCTTGTTGCCGATATTTGTGCGGCCCTTGTAGGTAACGACGTCGCCGTCGCCGGTACGGGCAAGCGTGAGGAAGTTGGTGCCGAAGAACGGGGAATCCAGAACAACGATACGCTCAATCGTAATGGCCAGCCTTTGCCTGACCCCCAGAACCCCTACGAACGCGCTGGACGCGTTTTGGGCGCGTCTGGCTACCTCCGCCTCAACCAGAGCCGTTTGACGCTCTGTGGGCGCTCTGAGGCCGCTCAGGAGGTCAGCGGCCAGCCTATCCCAGAACGCCTGCCCGTCGCCAACGCATAAAGTGGCGATTTTCGACAGAAAGTCGGCATTTGCGGTGCGGTAGTCGGCCTCAGCCGTAACGCGCTCGTAGGCTTTGGCGGCGGCGGCGGCTTGCTGCGCTGCAAAACGCTTGTCGGCACGTTTCTGGGCGGCGGCATTGATCTTTGCCAATTCGGCCTCGGTGTACAGGCGCTCATCCGCATACTTCCGGACGCCAGAGTTGCCGCAAGTCCAGCACTCAAATCCGGTACGCGAAAAAGGACGGCCATTCTCAATGCCCATCAGCCAGACCCGATTGCCGTTGACTACATGGCAACGGTCGCAATTGACCGCGACCGTCTGGAAGGGGCGACCATTTTCGCTGATGGACGCCGTGCCGGTGAACTCGGAACCCTGTTTCGTGAATAATTTCATTTCGCTGTCCTCTTCGCTGTCCGGTCACTCGACCGTGATGCAATTCTAAATTAAACAAGCGGGGGCTGTCAACCCCCTTCCTCAAATTATTTTTGTGGGGCGGATATAGCTGCCTGCGCGGTTTTGGCGGCTTCAAGACGCTCACGCGGACTCCACAGACTACGCAGGCTCTTGCGCAGCGCTGCGCGGTCGTCCGCACGCTGGCTTTGCAGCCGGGTGATTTCCTCCGTAATCTTCTCAATCTTTGCCGCAGCGTCGAGGATGGGAAATCCCACTTCTGAGAGGTACTGAACCTGATGTTCGATTGCCATGGTCGTGTTCCTTTCAAAGTTGTGCGAAGGCGCACACTCCGGACGCCCGAAGGCGTCGCGGGTTTGCGTCATCAGTCTCCGTTCAGCCAGTCTCTTGCGATTTGGCGTGCTTCCTGAATGGTGTCCGCGCAGCCAAGATAGCTGTCGCAGTCCTTGTCGGCGAAAACTTCATAGACCTCGGCGTCCGAGTCGAAGCGGATGACGGTGAGGTTGCGAGAGTCGTTTGGGGCAACGCGCAGGAGGCTCATGACGGCACCACGACGACGCGGATGCCGTTCGCGGAGTCCTGACCGACGTAGTCAACGTAGTGTACGACTTGCTCCTCGCCCGCCGTGGGGTGGTGAGCGCGGGTCTGAACGGCGCTGACCAGCCGCGAGATCAACTCCAGCGCGTCCTTCACGCTCAGGGTTAACTCGACCGTCTTTTCGCCCATCGATACTTTCTGTTCGCGGATGTTCATAGTCGTGCGTCCTTTTAGCGTGAGGTGACTTTGACTGTAAAAACGGCGGATGTTTTTGTGTACTCTGCATAAACCGCAGCACCAAATTTTGCAATGAATTTCTTGCTGTCAAACGAAGCGCGGTTGGTCTCAGAGTATGTGGCGCGAAAGATTGCGCCCTCGACAAAACTCACTCCCTTGGCGTCCTTCTCAAGCAAGCCATCGATGCCAGCCTCTTTGATGCCGTCCTTGATTGCCTCTGCCTGTTTGGTCAGGTCGGCAATTTGCGCGAGCAGTGCGCCAAGGGTATCGATGGTGCTGGTCTGGAGGTCGTTGTTCATTTTGTTTCCTTCGCTGTCCTCGCTGCTTGATTGCAGCCAGTGATGTAACTTTATATTACACCAACGCCTCCGTCAACTGTTTTTTTAATTATTTTCAACTATTTTTTTCTTCTATTAAATTCAACAACTTACTGACGTCCTCCAGCAGGTCGTCCTCGTCGTAGCCCCAGTGTTTGACGAAACCCCTCGTACCAAGGCCGTGCAGGCCCGTAGCGCCCCGGTGATGCTCTGGGCATAGAGGGATGACCTCCATGTGGCTTGCGCGGTTAGAAAGCCCCCTCCCGGCCCTCCTGTGATGGATTTCAGCGGGAGTGTCTGGATGGCCTAGCCTTCGGCAGACCGCGCAACCCAGTTCAGCCACCCGCCCCATGTGCCTGCGCTCGGCAATCGTGGTCATATCGTGGCCTTCCCCTCCGCCCGGTTGTTGGCCTGCTCTGTCCTCCAAATTTCCACACGAAGTTCTGCGGCGGTGATGTCCCACTTCAGCTTCTCTTCTATCTCGACCGCTGCTTGCAGCCCCTTGAGCAACTCGACCATCTCAGGGTGAGCGTATGCCTCGCGTTCCTGCGCACCGATAGCGGTCTCCATCGACCGCTTCATCAAGATGCCCTTCAGGCTCTTGCGAAAGTGTTCGATGTACGTTCGACCTGCTTTTGCCTTTGCAAACAGCGCGGCGTTCTTCAGGATGTAGTCAACCGCCTTGTGTGGATCTCTGTCGTCGCTCATGTCATCGCCTCGATTTTTACTTTCACCATGCCACCAATTTCATCTGCCCAATAAATTCTCAAGTCCTGAATCAATGCGTCGTCATCCATCACCCCGGCGTGCGTCATTGAGTCCAGCAACGCCTTCAGCAAATTATCCAGATCGCGACGACGACGGTCTGGGCGGAACGCTTTGATCTCTACCCTCACCGCATGATCAAGATGCTTGGCGGCTCGCTGCAACATCACCTGATCAGCCACAACTTTCCGATACTCGCGCCCCTGCTTGCTGATGAGGACGCGCCCTTGGAATTGCCTCCAGTAGGTATTGACAGTCGGAGGCCACGGCAAAGTTATTTCCACCACAGCTAAATTCAATGCTGAGTCTTCACTTTTCATTTCCAATCTCCGTAGTTACCCCTGTTGCCCCTGTCCCACTGCGCCCTGACGTCAGCCTCAAGTCTGGACTGGGGATGGAGTTCGTTCCACCCCTTTTGATATCTCCCAACGTCGTCAACGTAACCCTGAAGCCAGCGGTGGGCTTTGTCTCGACTCTCAAGGCGCATTTTAATAATTGACCTGACGAGACAGCGGTGGCGATGCTCATCTTCTCCCTCACCCTCTTGCGCCACATTCAAAATCTCCCGCCAGCGTCAAAAGACATAGGCACAGAGTCGTAGTTCTCCAAAAACTGCTGGCTGTCTTTGTGATACCACAGGCTGTACCAATCCTCGGACTCGCCATTGCGTTGCTTCTCGCACATAAGGTGGGCGTCGGGAATCATTGAGTCAACCGCGCCGCTCTGTGCGTCATGCTCTTTTTTCTTGTTGCGCCAGACCATCAAGACATTGTCTACTTGGTCGCTGATAGAACCAGAACCCTTGATGTCGTTTTTGTTGGGTTTGATTTCTTCGCTCTGCAATTTGCGGATGTGGTGAATCAGGTGAACATGGATGTTGTGGTCACGCGCAAGAGATGTAATTTCGTCAACGAACATCTTCTGCGCGTTGTAGTCATCTTCACCGGATACGCACTTCATCAGGCTGTCGATGAAAACGTGCTGCACACCCAACTCCACCGCGCTGTACCGTGAGACGGCAATCACTTGCTGGGCGCTCACAGTGCCCTGCTGATCATAGAGCCACATCTCGTTGCCTGCGTATCCCCTCATGCGGTCAAATAAGCCGGTTAGGTATCGTGTCCTGTCTCCGTAGCGCGGAGCCTCAATGTTCTCGCCAGAAAATTGGCGCAGCATCCTGTACAGCGTGCGCTTTGGCTTCATCTCAAACGAGGCGATCATCACCTTCTGCTTTTGCTTGATGAGGTTCAGAGCAATCATGCCCGTGACCATGCTCTTGCCGCCACCGTTGCCACCAGCGTACAGGGTGACCTCGCCGGGGCGGTACTGGAACCCTTGGTGAGTTTTGGCCCACGGCATGGTCTGGAAGTTATCAACGACCGGGCTTGCCAATTCTTCTTCAAGTTCATCCAGAAACTCATGGGTCTTGCGAACCTTCTGCGCGACGTCGTTTGCTTTGAGGTACTTCTCAAAGTCCACCTCGTCAGGCCGAACGATGCGGATACGACGAGCCTCGTCCAGTTCTTGCGCTCTTTTTTGCACTTCAGACGTTTGCATATTTGATTGCCTCTTCGATTCGCTGTTGGGATAATTTCATTCGCTCTCTGTCGCCGTCGCTCAACTTCTTGCCTTGCCCCATGTCGTAGGCGCAAATCGATACCACCAACGCCTCAAACGAGATGATGCGCATCAGGTCGGTTGCGTAAAAAGCAGGCTTCATGCTCTGCTTGCCCTCGACCGGATACTCACGCCGCTTGCTGTCCGAAGGGAACAGGTCGGTCATGCTCATGCCCAGCGCCTGCAACACGCTCAACGTCTCGCACCCCGCAAAGCAATGCACAAGCACTCGACCGTCATCGTTCTCGCGGATAGCGAGTGACGGCCCCTTGTCAGCGTGCGCGGGGCAGCAGGCAGTCCAAGACCCATTGCGACCCTTGACCTTAGTCAGCATACCCAACATCTTCTCGACCGGAGTCATATCACCTTCCGCACTGGAGCCTGCTGACCGTCGTCGTCTTCCCAACGACGTTGGTTGATGTACGTCAGGGGCGCAGGCTCAAAGCCCGTCGTCCACTGCTCAGACCGCTTCAAAACCGCAACGTGAGCAAGGATCTTCGTTAAGACAACGTCAAGGTCATGCTTGAGCCACTTCTTCTCGCACTCAGATCTTGCCACCTTGCGTTTTGATGTTGGCCATAGTTGCCAGAACTCGTCGAATTTCGACAATGTCTTTATATTCTTTATCTGTATCTGTATCTTCTTGGGGTTAACCTTGGGTTCAGATTCGGTTACCGATTCGGTTACGCCACCCGGAGAGCCTTTATCTACGCGGCGTTTGGGGCGACCACCCTTTTTTCCCAGCGCCCTGTTGATAGCTACTTGCGACTGATATTTCTTGATTTCGCTATCACAACGACTGTTGAAATACCCTGTTGACGTCTTTTCAAAGAACTCCCCCAAAACCGATTCGGTTATGTCCAAATCTAGGCGGATTTTCCTCGCAACCGAATCGGTATTGAGTGGGATTTCCTGCTCGCTCATGTAGTACATATCCATCAGTCGGCGGTAAGCCAAATCCTCTGCGTCGGACAGATGTACAGTGTGCGTCAGGTAGTCGCCAATGTGGAACTTGTACCAGATCATTTTATCTCTCCAAAGATGTCTGGACGCAAGGTAGAGCGCCTCACCTGCCCCTTGGTATAGCGCTCAATCGCAACGCTGAGGACTGGGCTGGGCATTTGACGGCCTGAGATGATGAGGCTCATCCAAGTCTTGCTGATACCTAGTCGCCTCGCCATAGCCAGCTTCGCCCCCCTCGGTTTCATTTCAAAAAATTCACTTAAAGTCATTCCGCTCTCCCTTCGTTGGTGTAAGTGGATAATACACGACAAAGAATATTATGCAAGCGGGTTGTATTCTGTAGTTAAATTTGGTACAGTCCGGTCTGGCTCACAACAAAAGCGAATTATGAGAGACACACAAGCGGAGCATCATCAGATGATGCTGGAACGGCAGCAGGTGCTAGAAGAGTCCCTGCGAAGGGGCATTGATGGCGTAGCAACAACCGAAGACTGGCTGACCATACTCGCGGAGTGCGGTATAGACCATAGTCATTTTTTTAAGAAAATCTGAGGAGCGAATCATGGCACTAATAGCGAAGTCAAGTGGTGAAAGCACGTTTGTCCCCGTCCCGCAGGGAATGCATCTTGCGCGGTGCTACCGGATCATCGATATGGGCACTCAAAAGTCGGAATACCAAGGTCAGGTCAAGCACTTGTCCAAGGTCATGTTGCAGTTTGAGATCCACGGCAACGACGACGACAACAAGCCCATCGTGACGCAAAAGGGCGAGCCTATGTCAATCAGCAAGAACTTCACGCTCTCGCTGGCGGAGAAGGCAACCCTGCGCAAAGACCTGCAAACGTGGCGTGGACGCGAGTTCACCGAAGACGAATTGCGCGGCTTTGAACTCAAGAACGTGTTAGGTGCTTGGGCAATGATTTCGGTCATCAAGGCTCTGGGCAACAACGGCAAGGAATACACCAACATTGCCGCCATCATGTCTGTGCCTTCGGCAATCAAGAAGGCGGGCATCCCAGAGGGGCACAATGACCTGACGCTGTTCTCCATCGACGAGCCTGATATGACGCTGTTTGACAGCTTCAGCAACGGCCTCAAGGAGAAGATTGGCAAGTCGCCTGAGTGGCAATCGCGAGGCAAATCAAGCGCCCCCAAAGCCCCCGCAGGCCCATTCGATGATATGGAGGATGATATTCCATTCTAAAAGGAATGTATTGACATATCCCCTTTCGCAGAAGACAATCTGTATTTATTCAATGGGAGGGGATATGAAAAAATGCACCGCGTGCGGGGAAGAAAAAAATCAATTGTTGTTTTATCCAAGACAAGCAAAATGCAAAGAATGTTATTGCAGGCAAGTTAGAAAATACAGAGAAGACAACATTGAAAAATTATTGGCTTATGACCGGCAAAGAGCAAATTTACCGCATAGGGTAGAGGCTAGACTTAACTACAGCACAACGCAGGAAGGAAAAGCTGCTGGTAGTAGGGCAAAGCGCAAATGGTCAAAATCCAACCTGATTAAAAAAGCAGCAAGTCAGATTATTGCAAATGCCCTGCGTACAAAAAAAATAATCAGACCAAATATTTGCGGGGCGTGCCTAGCGGAAACAAAGCCACATGGGCACCACGATGATTACGCTTATCCAATGATGGTTAGGTGGTTGTGCCCAAAATGTCACCGTTTGTGGCACAAAGAAAATGGCGAAGGAAAAAATTCTTTTTAGGAAGCCTAAGAAAAATGACAATAACAACCCCAGCAATACGCGCAAGCGAATCGAATCACTGGTACACCCGCGATGGCGTGCCTCAATACACTGTGGAGGCCAAGAAGGGCGGTATGCGCAACACTACGCTGCGTGATGCTCGCGTGATGAATCTTGTACCCTCGGTGACTACCGTCCTTAACGTAGCCGCCAAACCAGCGCTCATGGCGTGGCTTCAGCAACAGGTGTTGCTTGCCGCGCTCACCCTTCCCCGCCGCCCCGACGAACCTGAAAAGGAATACATCGATAGAATAATCAACGATTCCAAAGAACAGGGTCGCTCGGCGGCGGATGCGGGAACTGATATCCATGCCTCTATTCAAGGCTTCTATGAAAACAACCCGACAGGCAAACACAACGAAAGTGTCCAAGCCTGCGACATCGCAATCATCAAACACTTTGGCCAACAACGATGGATCTCAGAGCGCTCGTTCGCACATGAACTTGGTTTTGGCGGTAAGTGCGATTTGTTTTCTGAGGACGGGGAAGGCATCGTTGCTGACATAAAGACCAAGGAGTTTTCTAACCCAGCGAAGGTCGATGGATACGACGAGCATCTCATGCAACTCTCAGCGTATAGGGTTGGCCTAGGATTGCCGAATGCACGCTGTGCCAACGTCTTTGTCTCTCGTAGCGTGCCTGACCTTGTTGTAGTGCGCGAGTGGAGCGCGGAAGACCTAGACCGTGGCTGGGAGATGTTTGTCAACCTGCTTCAATTTTGGACTCTAAAAAACAAAGTTGTAGCGCATCAGGATTCAAAATGAAAACAATAACCGCATTCGTCACTAACGACGGACAGGTTTTTGAACGACTTGAAACTGCACAGGTGCATGAAGTTTTCCTTCAAAACCAAGATGTGATTGAGAGTTTTCTTGACAGCGAGTTGAACCCCTACAAAGCCAAAATACAACGTGCAATCGCTCGGCAAAGCATTGTCTGCTGGGAAACGTGGAAAACAAAATATGCTAAGTGAAGACGCGGTTAGGCAAATATATTTCCGAAGCAACGAGAAAGTTCCGGACGCCATCTTTGCAGACGACGTTGATATCGTTCAGTTCGCAAACAAGGTCGCGGCGTATGTTGCCCAGACTGTTGCCCTGCAAGAGCATGAGCGTTGCGTTGAAATAGTCGGGCACCTAAACCGAGAGGTTGCCAAGGCTCTCAAGAGCCAGCGCCCAAACAATCACACCGCATAAAAAAAGCCCCCATTCAAGGGGGCTAAGAAGGAGCATGGCAACTCCAAGAAGAAACTACCGCATTATAGTTGATAAGCCGCCTCTGGCGTTTTTAGTCGGGGTTTTTGCCCAAGGGCCAACGCCCTTAAAGTAATCATGGGCAATCCCAATTGGGATCATTCCAAGACTCCCAACCGCCCCTGCGCCCTTTACCATCAAACTCGCGGGATTGACCGGGGGGGCCATAGACGCGGCGTTTAATGCGGCCTCTATGGCGTATAGAACAGACCCAGAGTAGTCCCCTTGCTTATACCTATCTACAGCCTCGCCCACAGACATTGCAGCACCAGCCGCGCTCAAGGTGTTCCCAATGACCGGCATCTTCTCAGAGAACCTTCGGCCAGCCTCGCGAGCCATCATCTTCAATGCGCTTGGCTGTGTTGCTGCGCCCTCCTGCGCGACCGTTGATGCGGCGCGAGCGGAAGTATCAGCAGTCGTTGCCCTGCGTGTCTCTGACGCGGCTTGTGAGCGTGCTGCGGCGGCTTGCTGTTTTGCCTGACTGGCTTGCTGGCTCGCGGCAATTTTTTCTGCACGCGCCTGCTCTACACGTTGCTGGGCAATTTGTCTTTGTTGGGCAAGTTGTCGCTCCTGCGCAAGGCGCTGTGCCTCGGCTTGCTCCGCCGCATACTGTTGTTGAATTCTTTGAGCCTCCTGTTTATTCGCAATTTCAGCGTTAAGTCGCTCAGTCTCTTGCGGAGGAAGTTGCAGTTGAGCGCCGCCTTCCGTTGTAACCAACTTAGTATTGCCCATGCCAAGTTGTTTTATTTTTTCTATGTTTGCAAGGTCTTTGTCAATTAAAGCCTTGCCACCAGTTGGGCTTTCTTTTGATTTTCCAGTAGCCATGTCAAGGATAATTTCAGGCAACTGGTGTTTTTGACCCGCCTCCTGAATCATCCAATTTCTTGTGCCTGAGTCGCCTTCAATTTTTGGGCCACTTGCTCGACCAACGCGGGATTCTGTTGCACCTACAGGCGCTCCAGTCTCTGAAATTACTGGCGCAGGCGCTCTGTTCAAACGCCTTGACTCTTCTGTTGCCGTGCGCAGTTCTTGTTCTGCTTGAGTTGCCGCAGCTTGCCGCAAACGAAACTCGTCTTCTAAGTCAGCAACAGATACACCACTGGCTCGCCTGTTAACAATCTCATCAACGATCTCTTGCGCACGGATCTCAGCAGTACGCGCCCTCTGCTGCAAAACACGGACGTCTTCTGGAGCCATCTCGCCAACCGCCATCATGTTCGCGCTTGGATCCGTGAAGATCTTTTCAACTAATCCCTTGGCGGCTCCAGCGGCAGCGGCGGGGATAACCATGCTGTCTTTGTTTTCTTCGTAAATACGTTTGACTTTTTCAAGCGTTGTTTCGTCGTTGTTGTCTCCAGCACTTGATTCCTCTGACGGATCTTGACCGCGCACAATTCGTTCATTTCCCGTAGGGGGGGAATAAAACCCAGTGTTTTTGTCGTCATTCAAATCAAAGTTTTTTCCGACAGAAATAGAATAGCGTTGCGTCTCTACAGGCAAAGACAATATTGCTTTGTCTGGGTCGGTATTATATGTTTCCAAAAAAGTTTTTGCGGCATTGGGACTGGTGTTATACAAAGCCACAGCATTTCTAGGATTTTTGTACGTCTGCAACAAGTCTTTTATGATGGTGACGCCACCCATAATGTTGCTGTCTTCATCATCGGGGTCTATATTTATATTGAACTTTTTGTTATACAGCTTTGCTGTGTCAGGCATGATCTGCATCACGCCCCTTGCCCCGGCTGGAGACGTTTTAATGCCATCCTTATTAAAATGACTGAAATTGCTTTCTGTAAAAGCAATGGCATTAACAAGATCAGGATTTATGCCTTGACGAATAGATTCAGCGGTAATTTTCATCACCGTGTCTTGTTGTTCTGGAGTTAGTTGTCGGAATATTTTGTCATTCATTTTTTACTCCGTTCTCTTTCAATGCGCTCTAATCTTTCCGAGTAGGATTCACCGGGCTTCACGGCTTTTTCACCGGGCTTTGCAGCATTAGTAGATTTAGGAGAAGTGCGGAATACGTCAGAATTATTCTGGCGCATTTTCTCAAGAGTAGAATCGTAATCCGCATAAATATTGTAGAGTTCCGTCCCCTTCTCATACCCAGACGCTTGGAATTCGCGATAAGAGTTTTCTGGGTTTTTGCTGAATTTTGACCACGCCTTAAATATGGCTTGGTCAACCTTCGCCTTCTCTTCCAGAGCATCCATCTTGAGGATGATGACTTTTGCGGTGTCGCTCGGCAACGCGCCCAAATCTGCGTAAAGTCGGCCTTCGCTCTCTGTGGTGGCCCCCTCGCCGGGTGCGCGAGCGGACTTGCGGAATTGCACCGTCAACTGCGACATCTTTTGCGCCAACAACTGCAACGCCTCACGGTCGTTTTGAGACAGCTTGTAACTTTCCAACTCTCGCATAGGAATACTGAAGTTGCCTAAACTTCCAATGGTAATTCCCTTTTCTGCTGCGCGTTTGACAGCGTCCGCAATGCCGGGGTTGTTCAACAAATCAAAAGCGGTCTTGTTCGACACAGCCAATGAGCGAATATCTTTTGTAATATTTTCTGTGGAGCGAGCAATATTTGCATTTGTTTCCAGCATTGATACTTGGCCCTTCTCTTCGCTAACTTGGGCCTTCAAGCGTTCCTGAACAATTAGTTCGCGGTTTTCCCTTTCTTTAGGCGTCTCGTATGTAGGGTTGCCAGACGCATCCTTAGCCTTGGATGGCTGCAACATATCGTACTTCTTAAAAAACTCAAACACCAATTCTGGTTTGTTTGTTGCTATAGCTTCGTTTTTAACGTCGTCGTATTGTTTAGCAAACCACGTTGGAACTTTTTTACTTCCAATGTATACACCAAAGTCACGCTCAACCATTGTGTCAGGGCTTCCTTCCAAGAAGCGCTTCTGGCTCCTTTGGTAAGGTTTACCATCAATCATAATAATGTCTTCGCGCTGGAGTTTTGCTTGCTCTATCAAGTCCTTTGCCAGCCTACCGCTTGGATCAAGGAAATTGGCTTCAGCGATGTCTCTGTCCGTGACGGGTTTCATTTCCATTGCTCCGCCAGTTGGGCCAACCCTATCAGCAGGCGCGGCAACACTGGGAGGCAATTGCCCAGCCTTCAAAACTGGCGCTTGAGGTATAGCACCAGCAAGAGGCGGAGTGCTTCCAGCGGGAGACGGAGCGCCACCAGCAAGAGGTGCATTTCTCGGCGTTCCAGAAGAACCAAGACCAAGGCGATTTGCGTAGTATTCTGAAATTAGATTCTGCTGACTAATGCCTTGTTGTTTATCCATCAACTCCAAACGCATTTTGTCGGTAATTGCGTTGCGAGCAACTTGCTTTTCAGCTTCATCCGCAGCGCCTTCTGCCGCATAGCCAAGAGACTCCCCAAACGAACCGGTTTTGGTTGGCTTAAGGAACCCCGCCGCTGTCTTCATCAACGTAGAATCAAAAGGCGGATTCATGCGAGCGTCAAGGTTTGCCTTGAGCATCTCAATTTGCAGGTTAAGCAATTTGCTTTGCTGGCGGCGCTCTTCTAGGGCACGGGTCGCAATGTTGGGTGCGGCTTCTTTGTCTTTTTCAATGATTTCTGCCTGCACAACGTCCGTATTAGATTGGATAGGGGGCCTAGCTTGGGCTTGATTAAGTCCGCCTACTATGTCTGCCATTTCAATGCTCCACTAAGTAGCCGTCAGCATCGTAGAAATTACCGTTGCCGTCGTGATATTCAGCATCGACGGGAGCCATCCCGCCACTGGCCATCCGAATCCCTCGTTTGGTAATTGAGCCGCCTTCTTTTGCTCCTACTCTTTTATCTAGAAGCGGCATTTCTAACTTGGGTGTTGTGGTGCCTGTGTTTTTAGCATTCGCGGCCAATGCTTCGTAGTATGCTTTTTGTGCATCAGTTGCGCTGGTGTTGGGGAACAGCGAAGCAAACATAGTACCCAAGCCAGCAATCTGAGACAGGGGACTGGCTGAATAAGATCCAGCATCAGGGCCAGTCACTTGCTTAGTTTCGCCCATCGGTTGCTGGTAGCCTTGCATCAGCTTTGCAAACTGCTGAGCCTGTGCCATAGGATTATCAAGCAACGCCTGACCCTGCTTTTGTTGCGCAGTCCCGTAATCGAACATGGTCTTCAGGCCACCCGTACCCAGTTGCTGCTGCTCCTGACCTAGCGTGGTGAATGCCTGACCAGATCGCATTGCACGTTCCAAATCAGTCTGCGCCTGCGTGCCAGCGTCCGTGTAACCCTTTTGCAGAAACTGCCCCTGCCTGCCCGTCAAGTCGGCCTGCATATCGCGCAACGTGTTGCCGGTGATCTGTTGCTGGCGGCGCGATCCAAACTGGCCCGAACCCACAGCAGCACCACCCAACGCAGGCATGACATTCTCGCGGATGTTTCTGTTTTGCAGGCGACCCATCTCATCCACGACACTGGATGTGTAGGGGTTCATGTAGTCGCCAATGACGTCAGGAACGGTTGTAGAGCCTGCCTGACCTAGTAAGTTGGACGCTGCACCCAGACTGCCCTGACCCGCAAACGCAACGTCTGGGGCCATCTGGAACGCCTGCTGTTGCAGGGGACTGAAGCCTGCCACCCCGCCCTGCTGGACAGCGTTCTGACCTAAATTGGCAACGTCTTGCAGGTAGTTCGTGTAAAACTCTGGAGCCGTCTGTTGCGACTCCGTTGTCTTTGTAACCGCAGGCAGCGGGTCGCCTTGAAATAGTGAGGCCATTATTACGCTCCCTTAAGGTATGAGGTCAACGCCTTGGTTTTGGGGGGTATTTTATCAATTGGCGCACCGCGCTTGTGGGCACGGATATTCTCTCGGAATTTGTTCAGCGCCTTGGCTCCAGCCTTGGTCGAGCCATTCCCGATCTGCGCTACCGTCTCCGCATCAATTACATACTCGCCGTCCGCCAGCATCGCGGGAATATCATCCGACTGCCCGTCACCCTCCCCATGCACGGACGCGCCGCCACGGTAGTCCACTCGGCCCTCTACCATCGGCAGGCTAGAAAGACCGCCCCGACGCATTCCGCCTTGGCGCTGCGGCATGGGGGATCCTTGCGGGGGATTCTGGGGCATCATTTGCTGTTGGTCTACAGCCGCCGCAACGGGCGCAGGGCGCAGCCCAAGGGTCGAGTATGGGTCAACGGGCGTGCCGAACGTGTAGTGCGTCTGGGTGGCCTGTGGGGCCATTGCAGACAGCCCCCCTGCCGCCATAGGCTTAACAGGCTCCGCGTTCCCGTAGTCACCCTCGTTCACCGGGTTATAGCCGGGAGCGTTCAGGTTCCGCAGCAACTCCTCGTTGGGGACATAGCCTTGGTCTGGCGCGACCCCGTAGTCTTCATACCCAACGTATTTGGCTGGCCCGATCCCAAAGTCCGTAGTGCGCGGGTTGATGACCCCCACCTTAGACATATCAAGACCTTGGTTTTGCCCCCCTGAACTGGAGCCTGAACCCAATATTGACGCCAACAAAGCGCCAGCACCTGCCGCCCCAACGGGGGAGCCTAATGCAGTTTTGATTGTGTTTAGAATTCCTGTATCAACAACAGGTTTAGTTGGGGGGGGCGCAGAGCCTCCGGGTTTGGTTCCCCTTCCGTCCGCATTAATCGTTCGTTCGTCATCGTAGTATGGGTAATACCCGTCGTTAGGTACGGCATCCCCCGCCTCAATTGACCTACCCTCCCCCGAATCGATTAAGTTACCGTCGGGATCATACGTCTCAAATGATCCGTCATCATAAAAAAGTACGCGGTTTCCATTTTCATCGTCCTCAGAGTAGTAAGCACCACCCCCACCCGCGTAATTCGCAACGCCGCCATGCTTCATCATAGTAATTAAACCCCCTCGCTTTGCTGTTTCATCTTCAGCATAGTCATAATTGTCTGCGACGTCGTATTTACCTTCGTCCACAACATCGGAATTATCAACAAAACTTTCTCCGCTTTTCGTCGTCCACGTTTTCCCATCTTCAGCCAAATTCCAAACTTCGTCAGTGTTTGGGTCAATAAAGGTGGTTTCTTCATTTGACGGCCCCTCGCTACTAGAATACAAGGTGTATCCGCCGTCAGCATTTGCCGTCCAGACGTTCCCCATTACGTCTTCCATGAGTTGCGGCTCTGTTGCCGCGCTGGCAACAACTGCTGGGGTTATGACTGGCTTGCTATCTAATTTATTCGTTGGCAATTTACGATAATAGCCTCCATCCTCATTGTTTTCTGCCCAACCCTCTTTCAAATTTCCCCTCTCGTCAAAAGGCTCGTTGTCATCATAGATAACGCTTGTTACTGGCTCATCCGTTTTTGCTACAACAACGGGGGGCGGCTTGGCTACGCCAGCAGATGGCTCACCAGCTTTTGGTTTTTCAGCGGGTTTTCCAATATTGGGTTTTGCAACTGGCTTGCCAAAAAGTTTATTGATCAGCGCACCTGTCCCAGCGCCTATCAGAGCGTTAGCGCCAGTATTGATTAGCTTGCTAGTCACGCTATTAGACCCAGACGACCCAGCTTTATTAAGGATCGATTTTGTGGCCGTGTTGCTGGGCATTGTTATCTTTGCGCCAGACGTTATTGGCGATATCACTGGACGATTTGCAACAGGCTTGTTCGTGCCCGACGTTGTTATTGACGACAGCGCGGGCCGATTCGCAACAGGCGCGTTTGTCCCAGACGTTGTAATGGTTCTTGGCAAAGTAGTTTTTGCCGAAATTAAAGGGCTGGTTGCCAGCGATGTCCTTGGCTTCGGCTGAATAACGCTATTCAACGGCGCACGTTGCCCCGCACTTGGAAGGCGTTTAGATGATGTGCGTTTTTGAAGAATAGCCATGCTCTACCCCGACTTTTTTAGGAGTGACGTCAGACCGCTGATTCCTGTATATGGCTTTAATTTGCCTACAGGCGCAGTAGGTTTAACTGGTGCTTTTGAAACGCGAATTAATTTTGATACATCCACCCTTGGAGGCAACGAAATTGGGCTTCTTGCTTTTACCCCGCCAGAGGGTTTGTTCAACGATCCAATTAGGTTGCTTTTAATAAGGCCAGATGCGACTCCTGCTGGCAATATATTTTTTACGACATTCAAGCCACCGATAGTTTCATCTTCTTTGGCAGGAGGCTCAACAATAGCGGACTCTTGGAAAGGCACAGAAGTGTCTTCAGGAGTCTCCACTTTGGGAATCCTGTCCAATAAACCAGAGCCATAATCAACCGCCGCATTGACGCCCTCGTTTATTCCAAGATTCATCAATCCTGTTGACGGGTCTCTGCCTTGAATTGCACTATTTGTAACATTCGATGCAACCTTGCCTAGCAGGTTGGAGCCAGTCTCACCGGCAATGCCACTGCCAACAAGATTGCTAAGTTCTCCTCCCGCCAAGTTTTCTAGGTTAACGTCGCCAGTGGTCGCTAGTTGTAGTGCCGCTTTGGAAGCTAATGCGGGCACCCTTTGAACAATTTCAGAAGGGATTCCCGCCTCTTTAAGGGTTTCCATAACAGGATTTAAGATTGAAGATTTTGCAGAACTTAATCCATCAGAAACATTCGATGCAAAATCTTTTACCGATTGCAATGGAGACGGGGTTTCCGCAACTGGAGGGGTTACCCCCGGCTCTGGAGACGTAGGGATCTGAGTTTCCAACGGAGAAGGAGTTGCAACTCCCGGCTCTACAAAACTTTGATAATCTCCATACGAAGTTCCCGG